AAAGGAAATTTTAGAAGCGAGTTTTGTTGGAATAGGATCCACAGTTCAATATATTGAATTTGGCAAGATGAAAGAAGATATGGATTTAGGTTCCTTTGATATTGGAATGACTGGCACGAATGATATACAATTGAAATTCACACCTGCTGCAGGTATAGGAGTGACAATTGCAACACTGGCAACTCTTGTGGGTGTGGGCACTACAGTGTCGAATGGTATTCCGGGTGGTTCATATGAGGTAGGAGATGCATATCTGCAATCAAATAGAACTGAGATATCAGCATCTGGATCTCCCTCTGCTATTAATGTATCCTCTTTATCATATGGTAATTATACCAGTGTTAAATATTATGTGGAAGTTGAAAACGTTACTAATAACGAATATTCAGCATTTCATGTCGCTGCTAATGCATATGAGGGTGACTCTAACTATGTCAAGTATGGAAATGTCTCTACTGCTCTAACTGCTAAACGAGATATTCAAAATACAGATGTTGCTGTAACTGGTTTCAATGTAATTTTACAATTTACTCCTATGGAAAATAGAGATTATATTGTAAGAGTATCTGAAATAAGAATCGACAAACCTGATAATGTCAATGACGATACTACGATAGAATACTAATGTTTAAGATAGGATCAATCAATAGAAAATTTAATAAAGAAACTGAAACCTTCAGGTATTCATTTCATCTAACTCATAAGGGAGATCCCATCTTCCTGAAAACATTTGATGGAGCAGACCCAGATAAGGTTTTACTAGGTTCAGATACAATTGTATTAAAAAATCATTTCTTCACCACAGGTGAGGAGTTAGAATATTTTGCAGATAATTTAGCAATAGGTATAGATCACACAAGTAGTGGTGTTGGTGCTGCGACCACACTACCGACAAAGGTTTATGCTATAAAGGTCGATGAAAATAAAATAAAACTTGCAGCAACACCTGCTTTGGCAAGAGCAGGAACACAAATTGGATTGACAACTGTTGGTGTGGGAGCAAGTCATTCATTTATTGCAACAAAACAGAATAGTAAATGTATTATAGCATTAGATAATATAATTCAGTCTCCACTTTATGAAAGGGTTGGTGCTGCCACCACAACAGTATCAATTCTTAATAGAGTTGTGTCATTGTATGATGCGAGTATATTTAAACCATATGATCTTATAAAAATTGATGACGAGATCATGAGAATTCAGGTTGTCGGATACAATGGAAATGCAAATGATGTATTTGTAGACAGAGAGTGGATGGGAACAAAAACATCAGGACATGCTAACGGATCTGATGTTCAATTAGTGAAAGGTGACTATAACATAATCAGAGATAGAATAACTTTTGCTGATGTTCCTTTCGGAGGTATAAAGGTAAATGTTGGTGTAAGTTCAAATCAATTTAATCTAGCAACAAATAGTTTTACAGCACTCTCGGATTTCTTAGTTAGTGGATCAGAAGTTAGATTACGAAGTCTAGACCCTCCTTCACCTTTAGTTGGAAATGATAATTACTTCATAATAAAGAATAGTGATAATAATTTTTCTCTTGCAGCAAATAAAGGTGATGCTCTTGTAGGAGTTGCTATTACCTTAACATCTTCTGGAATAGGAACTCACAATTTTTTGTTTGTAGATACTTCAAATGGAAGTTCATTTCAAGGTAGATCCTTCATGCGATCTGACTACACTGGTAATGTAATTATGGATGATATTTCTGGAGGTTTTACCGGTATAGCAAAAACTTTTACTATTACAAGTGCAGGTGTAAATACAACAGGTATTACTAGCGATTTTGGTGCTATACTAGTTAATAATATTTTTCAAAAACCAGAGGTAGATTATGATTTCATAGGTGGATCTGCAACCGGTATAACATCAATAAGATTTACAGGTAATAATACAAATACTATAAATCTAAATGATATAAATGCAAACAATTTACCTAGAAAAGGTCTCATAGTTTCAATAGCAAATTCGGAGGGATATGGATATCAACAACGACAAGTGGGAACAGGAACCGCAGTGGTTACGGGATTTGGTACGATTACAGTTGCAATTGGATTCAGTGGATCCGGATACAGAAATCCTCCTACAACTTATAGAATTTTGGTCGATGGCGGAAATCCTACGGTTGGGAGTGCTGGCACATTTACAGTCGAGGGAGGACATATAAAGGATGTGTTTATGAATCCTGTGGGGACAGGATATACACATACCAATGTACCTAGAATTACTTTTGATAGTCCAGTTGGATATGATGATCTGCAACTTATCAGTTCTTCAACTGGTATAGGTGCATCTGTAAATGTGGATGTCGGTGCAGGTCTAAGTATAACTTCAGTAAATCTGAATAATATAGGTTATGGATTTACAATTGGTGAGCAACTTAGAATTGCAGGAATACCAACTGTAGCAAGTATTGGATCTACATTTCAAAACGCTGTATTTACAGTGACTGAAACGAGAGATGATGAATTTGCAGGATGGGTATTTGGTAAACTACAAGTTTTAGATGATTTTTCTAACGAATTTGATGGTCGTAAGAGAGTCTTTACAATAACTGAAAATAAACAACCATTGAGTGTTGAAAAAGATGCAGGTTCACTTATAGAATTAGAACATAATATTCTTATATTTTTGAATGATATCATACAAGAACCGGGTGTTGCATATGTCTTTAGTGGTGGAACTCAAATTGAATTTACTGAACCTCCCGTAGAGGGAACATCTTTACAGATTCTTTTATATAGAGGAACTGACTCTGATGTTGCTATAGAAGGAGCATTACAAACAATCAAGACCGGTGACAGTATAACAATCAGGAAGAGTAATGCTGAGATTAGTCCTGTAACACAGAATGAAAGAATTGTTGCTGCTATTATATCAAGAGATACATTAAGGACAAACGTGTATTCACAAAAAGGAATATCAAATCAAATCTCACCCCTTAGACCTGTAATATGGTGTAAGCAACAGGATGACTTAATTGTCGATGGTGCTGTCGTAAGTAAATCAAGAGATCTCTATGATGCGAGAGTGAAACCTGCAGCAAGAATAATAAAAAGTATCAGCACAAGTGATAATACTTTCTATACAGGTGGTGGATCTGTTGTATTCAGCACAACAGAAGAACCTAATACAACATCATTCGATATTCAAATTGTAGATACTGATAAAAATAATACTGGGTTTGGCACAACCACATTTATAAACCCTGTTGAGACAATTGAAGGAGTATCAGTTATTGGAGATCATGGTATAATCACTGGTATTGGAACAACTGCACAAGGAATACAATTCAATGTACATATACCCCTATCATCATCACTTAGAGATAATGATTTGGGAGGTTTGACTAAGACAGGAATCTCTACTGGAGATTTCTTCTTGGTAAGTAGATCAAATGTTGGAGGTGGAGTAACTGCTTTATCACAAGATAGAACGGTTGCTATTTCGTCATGCTCTGACCTTATAGATACTGTGTACCAAGTATCACATATAGAAGATATCGCTCCGATAGGTTCTGCATCTTCTGTTAGAGTCCATGTGAATGTAGAGACTGGTCATGGTCTAAACTTTACAGGACTAGGTTCAGGGATTGGAAACTATTACGGTGACTACAGTTGGGCAAAATTCAGTTCATCTAGAACCACTGGAATAGCATTCACCTGCAACACCTCAGATGGACTTACAGGTCTGTCTACTGCACCAACAATAGTTCGTACAGCGAAACTATCATTAGATTATACCTAAATAACACTATCAAATTGTAGAGAAGAATGCCTGCGATCATTACAGATCAAATAAGAGTATTAAATGCGAAAAATTTTGTCAACGGAATTTCAACGACGACAAATAGTTACTACGTGTTTATAGGGTTGCCGAACGCTACGGAAATTAATTCTGATTGGAATACCAATACTCCGGCACCTATTGACAACTTTGACGATCACGATAACATATACGATACACTTATATCTGCTAAAAAAATAAATTCTAGCGATGTTCTTCAAGTTATAAGAAAAATAACTTGGAATTCCGGAACGATATATGAAATGTATCGTCATGATTATGATATCAACAATACCACACCACAAACTAATTCATCAAATTTATATAATTCAAATTTTTATGTGATGAACTCTGACTTCAGAGTTTATGAGTGTATATTCAATGGAGCAAACCCAACAAATAGTGGTAAGGGTATTGCATCTCTTGAAGAACCAACACATACTGATTTACAACCAAGATTAGAGTCTGACGGATATTTTTGGAAATATCTTTATACTGTAAAACCTAGTGATATAGTAAAATTTGATAGTGTTGATTATATTCCAGTGCCACAAGATTGGTTGAATAATCCTGATACTCTTGATGTAAGAAACGCTGCTGTAGACGGTAAGATTGAAACAGTGGTTATTGAAGATACGACCTCTGCTGCTTATCAATTTAGTGGTGTCAAAAATAATGTGCCTATCAGGGGTGATGGTCAAGACGGACTAGCATCGGTAACATTTGTCAACGGTAAACCCACCTCTGTTCAGGTCACTAATGGTGGTTCAGGATACACCTTTGCAACATTAGATCTAGATTCAGTTGTTACAGGATCAGGTGCAGTTTTTTCAGTTATAATACCACCACCAAAAGGACATC